CATAAATGAATCTCTTAGATTACCACCTGGTGCATCTACATCTCTAAACTCACCTGGTTGAATTGATTGTGCATCATCTCTAATTCTTATACCCCGTTGTTTGAATCCAGCTGGCAGATTAGATAACGTTCCCGCATCCAATAACTGTCTTAAAGCTGCGGTTGCTGTTCTAGACAGTCCACCTATCATGTGGATTAAACCGAAACCATAAAAACCTAAACCCGGTAAAAATTTAAAATGAACAAAGTATTGTACTTTGTTTTTCAATGGATCCCCTACTTCGTAATTTCTTTTTATAGAAAGAATCTCACGTGATCCTTCTTCTAAAGTTACAATGTAAGGTATTTTAATTCCGGACGGCTCACCAGTCTCTGGATCAGAATCTTCAAAACCTTCTAAATCTAAATCCACGTGACATTCTAGTATTGTATATACATCCTCTTCTCTTGATTTTTTTGTGCCCTCTAGTTCTCTTTCCTTTTTCTCTACATCAGATTCACCTGCTGTAGGTTTACCCAAATCTATATCTCTATAGAAACCTGCTACTTGTTGTTTTTTTAAATCGTTTTCAGAAACTTTTATTCGATGAATAATTGCTTCCGCATCATCTAATGAGGTAGCTGTGTACGGAACAATTAAATCATCTGCTGGAACAAACTTTGATACTGCTCTTTGTTCCATTTCATCGTAGTATACTTTTTTAAAAGTACTACCTGAAAGAGGTAAGTGAAATAACATAGAATCAAACTCAGGTTCATATTCCTTCATTTGATCCATGATTTGATAATTCATAAAATCTTTAACCCTTGATGCCTGATCCGTTTTTTCTGGAGTTGGCATTCCAAGAATTTGAGTTCTAACGGGTCCATCTGCTGGTAATAATTCTTTGTAAGCTAATGCTTGAAACTGAGTTACAGCTTCTGCTAATACTGGGTGAGTTACACCACTTGCTCCTTGAAAAGGTTCTGTCTTTTGATTGTATTTAAAACCTAATAAATCTAATCCTTGAGTATATGTTTTCTCCCAATCTTTTCTAGAAGAAGTGTAATCCATATACTTTGAATTTAGATCTGAAGACAAAGATGCTAAAACATTATCTGGTAAAAATTCTGCTAGGTTTTCATAATGACCTGCACCGCCTTCTGTAGGATTTTCTGTAGGATCAAAATTAATATCAACTGATCCATCTTCATTTTCTATTTGTTCAACATCAGTGTTGCCAAGAGCTTCCTCTTGAACATCTCCTACTAACTGTTCTTCTTCGTTAGCTATTTCTAGTTGATCTAATACTTCGTTTGGAAGCGCTTTGTCTATGTCTGCCATTTATTTTTTCTCCAGATTGTTTTACTGTTTTAGCAGGATTATAATGAATATTCAAGACCCCATCAGGTGTAGTAACTACTTTAATACTATCGTATTTAATATCCATACCATGAGGCGTGGGTCCGGACTCAGGGGGCAGTAAGTGTTTCTTTGGGTATTTAGTCAAGTAAACCACCTTCATCCATTAAAGCTTCAGTGTAAGCTTTTCTTTCATCGGGATCCATGTTTTTTAATTTTTCTATTTCATCTTTTGCAAACTTACCATATTGATATAAAGCTTCTCCTCCTAAAGATGCAATACCAAGAGGTGATGCAATTCTTGCTGCACGCATTGCCATTTTTGGAGACATACCTAAGTTTAAAAGTTTTTGTATAGTAGAATTTGTTGCAACTTGTTTTGCACCTTTAACAAGTGCTGGAGCAAACGCAGCTTCTGCAGCAATAGCAGATCTATCAATTGAAGAAGCAGGATCTACTCCTAATCCTGCTGTTAAACCAACAACACCTAAAGGTGTTCCTGCAATCTGTAAACCATATTTACCATATTTTTTTAACATAGCTGGATCAGCCATTGGGTTTGAAGAAAAAGTTGGTGCATTATCTACCATATCTTGCATAACTGATTTTTTAGTATCTTTTACTTTATCTCCTTGTGCTCCAGCAATAGATTTTTTATAATCTATTCCTTGAGGTTCTGCATAAAATACTTGTTTACCTTTATCGTCAAAAGTATCTAATACAGGAGTTAACTTATTAAAACCAAGTAGACCTTTGTATTTTTTAGGTAAATCTTTTTTTGTTGTTTCAAGAATATCAAACAGATCATTGTTTATATCTTTTAACTTTTTTAAACTTTCTGTTTTACTATAGTCTAAATCATAAGCTTCATTAACCAGCTTATTTATTTTTTTATCATATTTAGACATTTTTGCATTCATTTCTTTTGAGACTACTGCATAGTCTCCTGTTCTTAGATCTTCTCCTCCAGCCAAAGGCATAATGTGATGAACTTGATAACCTTTAGGTGATTTTAGTTGAACAATTCTTCCTTCTAAATTTTTTTTAGCTGTAGTTCTTTTTTTATCTGTAGCTGTAGATTTTTCTGGGTCAGCTTCGGGATATCCTCTTCTTTTAAAAACTAAATCTGGATTATTTTCCATTGCTCTTCTTCCTAAAAGTTTTGCTTTTTCAAAAGCTTTAGGAGTTTCTAATTCAGGATTAGCATCTATGATTGCTTGCATTTCTTCTTTAGTCAATCTATTAAATTGATTTTTACCCTCAACATTTAAACTGGGTTTACCTTTAAGATCTTTACCGTATTTATTTCCTTTTTGAAAACCTTGTCCTGTTTCCGGATTCGTGCCTCCTGCAAGTTTTGTTCTTGTATCAGGACGAGTCAGATACGACATCATCTGTTCGTATTCACCAATTTTCATTACAGACCCATTAAATAGTTTAAGCCACCTTTTGCGTTTGGTTTTCTGTCTGTTGGATCGAAATCTTTTAAGACTTTTTCTGCTGCTTCCTCTTCTTCTACTCTTCTCATAAAATCTATTAACTCATCATCTGAAAATCCTTGAGGCGGAGCATCTGGAATTTTAGTATCATACAAACCGCTTTGTTGTAAAATCTCATCTAAGTTTTTAGGAGTTTTACCCATTCTTTCTATTTCTAATACTTCTTCAGCAAGATTGTTAACATCTACTAATGTATCTTGTCCAAAAATTTTTCTAAATTTATCTAAGGGATCTACACCTTTAGCTATTTCAATTCCTCTTTTCATTAAAATATCTCTAGCCATTGTTCTTGTAAGTCCTGTACTTACATTTTCTACTTGTAGATTTTTAGCAATCTCTTCTAAATTTTTCATCATAGGACTAGCTTCTTCAGTAGACATAATACCTTTATCTTTTTTTGGAAATTGAATTATATCTGCTGATTTTTTTTCAGGTTTTTTAATACTTGGTGCTTTAGAATTCTTAAAAATGTCATCAATTTTTGATTTCATTACATCAGTAAGTTCACCAAACTCTCGTTCAGCGTTTTTATAGGCGTCTTTCAATTTTATATTTTTAGTATTTTTAACAAGTCTTGCAAGCGATTGTAAAAATAATTTTGCAGCTGGTCCCATTAGTAGTACGTCCTTTGTTGTTGTGGCGTCTCTTCATCCTCATAATCTTCAGGATGTTCGATCAAACCACCTTGTCTAAACCTCATAACAGCTTGAGTCATGGAGTCCACTAGGTCATCATGATCTCCATATGGAAATGCTGCACATTCTTCAATAACTTCTTGTGCAAAGTCCATATCTTTGGGCGCCCATATTCTCCCTGATTCAAACAGCGGAGAGACACTGTTAACCCTCGTATGTTTATCGTTACCTTTCGAGGGTGTGAAATTTATAACAGGTATCCCCATTTTTCGCAACTCATAAGTTAAAGGTAATCCAGAGGCCTTAGATTCAATAATTACTGTTTCCGGATTCCAATAACCATATTGTTCCATAGCAACACGTCGTAGCTCTGGAAACTCAAAACGGTCTTTAACAGCATCTAGTAATATCAAACACTGTCCGCTATCTTCAGTGGGTGTAAACACACCCCAAGTAGTAATAGCAGAGTAATCTGCTGTTTGTTTTTTCATAAATGCCGTGTCGTATGATTGTATAACATGTTGTAGTGGAGGTAAATCTTTTTCCCAGTCCTGCCACCATTCTCTTTTAATCAATGCACCTTCTTCACCGGTTGGATTCTGCATGTATTGTGCATTCCATTTTGATAGAGGGATTGATGCTTTTACCGATTCTAAATCAGACAAGTTCCAGTATTCAGGCCACAAAGGTTTTTTGTTAGGTAGAATTGCAGGAAACTCAATTACTTCCCATTGATCAGCCTTAGGTTCTTTTTGTGCTTTGATTAATCTACCTGATAAATCTTTTTCATTCCATCTTGTCATTACAATTACAATTGTTCCACCAGGTTGAAGACGTTGACGTGGACCAGATGTATACCACTCATAAGTTCTATCTAACGCTTGAGCATTCATTGCATCTT